CCTTATTGATTTACAAAGGATTTTTCCTCTCCGGTTGAGACTCCGAAGCGGTAGTGTCGAAGAAGTGTCGAAAATCCTTAGCAGGGCCGAAAGCTAGCACGTCTTGAAGGTGATCTGGCGACAGGTGCGCGTAGCGCATCGTCATTGCCAAAGACGAGTGACCCAAAATCTTTTGCAGGGTCAGTATGTTGCCACCGTTCGCGATGAAGTGGGAGGCGAAAGTGTGCCGAAGGACATGTGATTTCTGTCCGGCAGGCAATCCGAGACCCGCACGCGAGACGGCTTCATCGAATCGGTCCCGGCAATTGCTGAATGCGCCATGCTCTCGCAGATGATCACGGATGCGGTCGGCCAGCTTCGGATCGATGGGCACCACCCGGCGTCGCTTCGACTTCGTGTTGACGAACTGGACCATCCCATCGCTCACCCGGCTGACCGTCAGCCCTTGCGCTTCACCCCAACGGCAGCCCGTCACCAGACAGATCATGGCGATCAGCTCGACATGCGGGTGCGTCATGCGACGCAACACCTGGAAGAGCCGGTTGATCTGCTGTGCGTCGAGGTACGACAGTTCCCGCTCTTGCAGCCGTATCGCGCGGAGCAGGGCGAGCGGATTCTCGAACTCGATCTCACCGAGCCGCCGCAGCTCATTGAACAACGCTCGCAGGTAGGAGAGTTCGTTGTTCAGCGTCTTCGGGCTGATGCCTGTCGCGATCCGCTTGGCGCGGTACTCCGCGAAATCCGTTGCCGTGAACGTGATCGCCACGGGGTCCCTGAGGCGTTCGACCATGCGGTCCATGATGACGCGGCGACCCTCATAGTCGGCCAGCGAGCGGCCATGCAGACGGCCCCAGCACTCCACCAGTTCGGACAGCCGACGACGATCCTTTGGTTTGGGTGACCATTGCGGGCTTTCGATCAGTTTGGATCGACAGGTCGCCTCGAAGCGTTGGGCTTCGCCTTTGGTCTTGAACGTCTTGCGGAAGCGCTTGCCCTTTATCGGCTCAACATCGACCCGCCACCGGCCATCAGGCAATTGCTGAATCGCCATCAGACAGCACGCCCCCAACGAACATGGCGCTCTTGCAGCAGGTTCTTGATGTGCTTGTACAGGTCGCGCTCGCTCATGTCCTTAGAGGCGTAGTGATCGCGAATCACCGGCCAGCATTCCCACTCCTTCAGCCGGTCAAAGGCTTGCTTAGCGCCCACTCGCTCCCGTGCCAGCAGGCTTACAAAGTTTCCCAGGAACAGCTCGACGTTCTTGCCACTGAAGCCGCGGCTGGTCTTGTAGTAACGCTTGTATTCCGTTTCATCGACCAGCGAATCAACGGGCAAATCGACACGCACATCATCACGAATGAGTGTCCAGATCGGCTCATATTGTCCAGGACGATGCAGCAACTTGAATTGGCGCAGGCCGTAGCGCCACAGGCCATCGAGATGAGGTGCAAGGGCTGCGAACGAATCGGTCTCGATGGCTTCGCCAGTCTTAGCGCTGATTGAGCCGCTAGCGAACTGCTGAATGACCGAATGGTGATAGCGCAGCTCGACACGCCACACATCCGATTCAGGATCGTAGTTATCTGGATCGGTCGCATCGAATGAATCCCGGCGACGCCAGACGCTTTCCCAGAAATCGAGCTTGTCATGAGCGCGAGCCTGGAGCGTCTTGTTGTAGATGCCGAGTTGCACACCACTAGCGGAACCAAACAAGAAGGATTGGCCCTTGCCATAGGTGGCAGACTCCATCGTCCACTGAATTTCCTTGATGCCTGAAATATCGCGTACAGCGCGTGCGCGGCAGTGCATGTGGGCGGTCAGGTCAGCGGGAGGCGCCCAGCCTTGAATATCCAACGCGAGGTGGACGGCGCATTGATTGCGTTCGCGATGGGTCATCACGGCAGCAGCGTAATAATCCATACGCTCTTGCAGGCGCTCGGGCGACAGCGCGTCGATGGCATGGGGCGACACCTCAATTTTCAGGTGTGGTCCGACTTGTTCTAGCTTGGCGTTGAAGTTTTTGATCAGGAGGATGAAGCCGAGGTCGGCGTTCTGCAGCTTGTATTGGTAGCCCGAGTCACGGCCAACACGTCCTGCATGCCAGAACTCACCGGCGAACTCGACCATCGCGCCCGGTTCCTCGAAAAGCGCCATGATTTCCGGGCGGATCAGCCCCCGGTACAACTGGCGGACCGTATCAACGCCACACCGGAGCAAACGGACCTTCGATAGATCGGTGATCGCTGCCGTACCCGGATCGACAAATAGCCGCCCATCCTTGGAAGGAATTCCGCTTACCCGATCCAGTCTTGCTTGATCCTTAACGCGCATTCTTGAATCTCCAACAATGTCCATTAACGGACGGTTTCAACTCTGTTTATCTGACGTGCTACAGGGACGTCAGCGCGCGCAGCACGCCGGCTCGTGCCTCGCCGTGCGTGCCAGGGGCACGCTGACGGTCTTCACCACAGGAACTCCCCCTTCTCATAGGGCACGCGGGTAAAGCGTGTGCCCTGGGCTTCGTTCTGGTTCTGGCGAGGCTGTGCAACCGGCTGCGTTGCCGGTAGCTGGTTGTTTCGGCTCTGGTCCTGCATCGAGCCTCGGTCGGGTTTGGTGGGGTCGAAGTAGCCGTTCTGCACAACAGACATGCAGAACTCGAACGACACCTCCAGCAACGTGCCTTGCTGGGTGTTGCATCGGCACCCGGTCAGCCCATCCTCGGTGTCACCGATGCTCATTCGCCTTCGGTTGCGGCTGATCAGCTCTCGGTCAGTGGTGGCGATGCAGATGGGCTTAGGGAAGGATTGCGGGGCGTTGAGCTGGTCATAGATCGGTGCGGAGCCGGGCACATCCTGGATGCGAGGCACACGCGAGCCGAGGTACTGCTCGAGCGTTTGTGGCTGTTCAGCGCCTTGGGTGCCGATGGGGTTGATGAAGGAGCCAACAACGCTTTTGGCCTGATCAACCATGCTTGCGGATTCAATCGGCGCGCCGATCTGGTCTGCTGGTTGGGGCGCGGTTTTCTCTTGCTCATACCGGGCATAGGCGCGATACACCAAGAACCCCGCTCCGATAATCACCGCCGCGGCCAACAGGAACTTGGTCGGCACCTTGGCCTGGAAGTGGTGCTTGGCGTTGGTACTGGTGTACGCGCCGAAGTACTTCTTATCCAGCCGCAGCGACTTCTTGTCCGCATCCTTGAAGCTGGATTTCACCTCGACCTTTTCCACCACCACTTCCGACTCGAAGCGCAGCAACTGGGATGACTTGAAGACGCGCCAGTAATGAATATGCGAGTTGCACAACCGGCGAAGGTGAACATCGAGGTAGCGCGGGTCTTGGGTCACCAGATGCACTTCGTGGCCCTGGTGGCGCATGGTCTCGAAGCGGGTGATGTGCTCGGGAGGCCGCGCCCTGGGATCGCGAGAGCCAAACCAGCCTTGGGCTTCGTCGACCACGATGATCGCGTCGGCCGGTAGCTCAAACCACTTCTCGGGATCTTCAAACACGAACCAGCTGGCCTTGAGCTGTTCGGGTTTGAGGCCGTTGATGTTGTGGTAGTAGACGACGCGCCCTTGCGCGTGGGCGCTCTGATCGACTTCGCGGATGGTGTTGAGGGTCTTGCCGTGCCCCGGCTTTCCCGTGCGGATAATGAGCATGGGATCAGGCCGTGAAAGTGGTGACGTTGCCGAGCTTGGTACGGCGATCGGCAAGCTTGTCGATGCCGGTCAGGACCATTCGGGTTGTGATCGCGGCGAAGTACATGTTCAGCGCCACATCGATCTTCGCCAGCCCCAGGATCATTTGGATCGACTGAGCGACGTTGCCCATGTTGGCGAGCATGTAGTCCTTGGCTTCACCGATCACGAAGTTGATGCCGAGGTAGCTGACCATGCCGATCCCAAGTACCCGCAGGACCATCATCACCAATGGTTTGACGATCATCACCGCGAGCATGGCGAGGTAATAGAAATGCATCAGGCACCTCCAAAGGCGCGGCCTACATAGACGGCGCAGAACATTGCGGTAAAGGCCACGATCAGCCAGGACATGTCCGTAGCGGCTTGGCAGAGGGGTTCGTACTTGATTTGCAGGGTGCGGCCACCGCTTGAGCGAAGGTTCATGCTCTCGGGTGACGGGCAACCGGACGGCAGGAAGCGACCAGCGCTGTCGATGAAGCTCGGCGCTTGAACCTCAGCCTCCTTCAACTCGAACTCTTCGCCCTGGAACAGCCCTTGGATGTCGGTCTTTTTGTTCTCGAAGTTGGCCTGCTCTTCGGCGTTGCAGCGCATCTGTTTCTGCTGCTTGAGGATCGCGCATTGGACCGCATCGCCCTTGCAGCTAATTTCGGCATCGCAGGCTTCGCCGGTTACCCCAGGCTTGATGCACTTGTCTGAATCGGTGGCTGGGTCGCATTGGCCGTCACCTTCTCCCTCGCCCGTCCCATCACCGCTGCCGTCACCATCCCCTGAACCATCGCCCTCGCCGTCCCCTGAGCCATCCCCGTCACCGCTTCCATCACCGTCGCCGTCACCATCCCCTTCGCCTGGAACTTCGGGATCGGTAGGCTCCTCCGGGTTGGGGTTTTCAGTGTCATCGCAGCCGCCTACTTCAACGTCTGGGTCGCAGGGTTTTGGGGGTTCCTTGCTGCAAAACGTCCCGTTCCAGACGTAGCCCTCCGGACAGCTGTTATCCGGGTCGGGCGTCGGCGTGTCGTCGGGGTTGGTGGTTTCGCTCGTACCGGCAGGTGCGGTGCGAGTGGGTTCGCCACCGGTGCATTCAAGCCCGGCGCTTTTGTACTCGTAGGAGCCGAACACGCCCGGAGGATTGCCGCTGGTGTAGGCGTAGACATTGGTCGGCGCGGTGAAGCCCCAGGTGTACTGGCAGCTATTGGCGCAAACGCTGCCAGGGGGTTCGGTCGAGGGCTGACCGACAGCACTCTTGATCAGGTGCTGGTGAAGGATGGTTTGGCCGTTGGTTGATTCGCAAGTATTCGGAGGCGAAACACACTCGCCAATTGTAGAGTCGTATTCAGTACCAGTTGGACAAGTATCTCCTAAACGCTGAAATAAAACATTCGATTGAGTACCCCATACCTTGCCAGTCGACTTAGTAATAGCATCAAACGAAGCTATGCCCTCAGTAGCACTAGTCATCGAGCGTGAGGTTTCAGTCCAGTAAAGAGTGTCCGTCTCCCTGTACTCAATATAACCGGCAATGGCGGCAGCAAAACTAGGGAATGTACCGGCTGCCGGAGTGTTAGATGCGCGCCAATAATAATTCTCCGCACTAACGGCCTGACAAAATAATAGCCATGGCACCAAGAGCAGCAAAGAACGCCAAGTTTTCTGAACAAAGGAATGAAAGCGTAGATAGTCCATCTTCACACCCGCCCAAAAAACACGAGGTAAAACGCCAGGGTGGAAAGGATCAGGACGTACAGTTCGTAGCTCATTGGCGTTTCCCTTGAAGAGAAAACCCCGCCGGAGCGGGGTTTGTTTGCTTCGGCACTTGCAGTGCGCGGTTTCCGGTTACAGCGCGCGGCGCATGTACTTGAACGCCATGGCGGCGATGATCACGGCGAACACCGCCCAGCCGATGGTGCCAACGTCGGTGCCGGCTTCATCGAGTGCGCCGGTGGCTTCGGGCGGAACAGCGGCGTAGGCCTGTTGAACGGCCAGCAGGCCGGTTGCAGCAGCGGCACCGAGCGAGCGGCGCAGGGTCTTGATGTGTTGCATGGGTTGTTACCTCACTGTTTCAGGACTTTTTTCAGGACCAGGAAGCCAAACACGGTGGCGAACAACACAATGGCTTCGCCCTGTAGCTCGGTGACCTGTTCCCAGGTGAGTGCAGCGCCGTAGAGGCTCTGCATTTCCTCGACCGTGAGGGCTACCAGCGAGCCGGAGCAGATGGGCGAGCCATCAGCGCCCTGCAGCCAGTCACCATCACAGGCAAGGAAATTCATGCACCGGCCTCGAGGAGGTCGGCGGCTTGTTCGAGGGGTTCGCAGTCGGGGCAGACGGCGAAATGGGGCGGCAGGCTGAGATCCGGCAGCAGATCGGTTTGCGGCGCAGGCAGCGCCATGAGCTTGCCCATGTCATTGCCGCAGCAGTCGCAGATCACTCGGTCACTGATCAACATGGCCGCCCCTCCCGGTTAGTTGGCCTTGGCCGGTTCGCCGGCTTTGGCTTGCGGTTGTGGGGTCGGGGTGCGCGGGGCTTCGGTGCCGTTGCGTGGCTTCACGGCTTCGAGTTGCAGCGCTAGGTTCTTGCCCTTGTTCTGCCCACCACGGGCAATCTCGAAGTGGATGCGCACCAGTTGCAGCGGCTCGAACTTGGCGCCGGCTGCGAAGATTTCGTCGGCTACTTCGTCCGCTGCTGCCATGCCGATGATCGACAGGCCGTGTTCGGTCTTGCCGTCCGGTTCATCGCCGTAGAAGACCTTGATGTACTTCTGGCCCGCTTCACCGTCGAAGCGTTGAGTGCCGAGAAATGCAACTTCCATAGTCGAACGTGCCATTTGTGTTTCCTCTCTCTAGTTGCGCTTAATTGCGCTGCTTTGCTTTCTGCAGGCCGAGCGATCCCGAGCAGGCAACTTCACGTTTTGCCGCTGTTCGGTTGTTACTTGGCCTACGGGTTAAAAGTTCGCGTTGTGCGTGTTCTCTAGTTGGTTAACACCAAGGGCTTTGCCCTTGTCATCCCACTCTTGCCGCCGAGGGCTCAGGAGCGCGGGGGGAAAAGCACTCCCCACACTCCCGAGCGGAGGCTGTTTCGGTTCGTGCCGGGTCAAGGGTGAAGGCTTCGCCCCGTGCTTCCGTTCGACGGATCGGTGAAGCGTGATCCGACGAGCCGGGAGCGCGGCCCTGGACCAGGACAGGTCGAGCTGGATTTGCGAGCTGACTCATCACATGCCCGCCCCACTGCGCGGCGATAGCGTCCGCAATGCCTTGGTAGGTTCGCGAGCGGTTCTTCCAGCGGTCCGGTCCGGGTGCCATGTGATGCACTGTCGGTTCGCGCCCGTCGACGATTTCGGTCGGTACCAGGAGCGGTAGGTTCTGGAGCCAGAAGTGGGTCTCTTTGCGCTCGCCATGGCCAAACATCCAGGGCTGGATGATCTGATCCGGTTTGCGAATCTGACCGGAGATAACCGACTTGGGGTTCTCGAGCGCCTTGAAAGGGATCGGCGCGGCGAGCAGCTTGCGTACGAAATCCAGAGCGCGTGCTTGGCGACCGTCAGCGATCTTCTCGGGAAACCACCGGGCACCTGACGTTGCCAGATCCGTGCAGGGCGGATGGGCAATCAGCAGATCCCAACCCCATTCGAGCACTTCCAGCACATCACCTTGGATGTGTTCACCTTCGGTCTCGGATGGCAGCAGGTCGCAGCTGACGGCGTAGAACCCGGCGCGGGTCAGCGCATCACGGACGCGACCGGAGAATTCACAAGCGACGAGAGCGGTTGGCTGTCTCATACCATCACCCCACCAGCTCGAACGGTTCGTGAATCGGGACGTAGGGCGTTGGCCGGCCAGTGTCGAGCACAACGCTCCAATACTTCGGCGGTCGGTCGGGTCGCGTGTGTTTCTCGCAGATAAAGGTCGGTTCCACCTTCCATTCCGAAAGCAGGGGCTTCCAGATCCCACCGACGCGGCCCATTTGTAAGGTGCGTATCGGCACCGCAGATGCGGGGCGGCATTGGGCGCAGGGTATGGACTGGGAGCGAGCGGGTTTCGCCATTTCGCGTCTGGACCAGCAGACAGAGCAGGCGCAATCCGCAGTATGTGGAAGGCGCTGGTAACTGTTCATGGGTCATCCCCTGGGCTGGCTTTCCGTAGGCGGCGCGGATCATGCGTCCCACTCCTTTTCCATGAGCTGCTTGGTCAGAAGCGCGACGTTCACCATCACGTATTTGCCGACCTTGTGAGAGGGGATGTAGCCGTTGCGAATCCAGCCCCACACCACGTCGTGCTCTTCACCCATGCGAATCCAGTCAGCGAATTGCCGCCACGGCATCACAGGTGGCGCGGTGAGAAGGTCTTTCGGCGGTAGGTTTCCTTCCATGTCCTTGGCCTTTGTTGCACTATGTTGGTCATTGTTGGCATACGCTGGTTTAACTGTTGTGTCTAATAGTTAAACCGTAGAGACAATATAGCTTCCTGCCCGCTAGAGTTCAATTGTTAAACTCGAAGCCTGTTAGATCGATATGGAATTAATACAAGATAGAGCGATAGCTTTGATTTATAAGGCGGGCTTGGATGAGTTAGTCCGTGCCTCCGAAATCAACTACAGCCGATGGAAGAACATCAGACATAAGACTGTTCGCGTTAGCAGCGAAGAGCTGGACGTGCTTGTGCGGGTTTTTCCTCACTACGCGCTTTGGCTGGCCAGCGGAAAAGTCGCCCCTGAGTGCGGGCAAACAAGCCCCGACTACGACGAGGCCAACCGAAACTTGACCAGTCAAGACGCGGGATAGCGATCACCAAGGAAGTGACTAGGCGCTGGTACGCCCGAGTACATGGAACAAGGAACGGTTAGGAGGTGGATCACATGGATAGACGTGATATCGACGAGCAGCTGAACAACCTCAGCTTCGACATGGACGAGGAAATCGACGATCGCAATGAGCGTCGAGGCTGGCAACCAATCAGCCCCCAACACGCCCACCGTCCTATGGACACCAGCCAGGCCATTATTTTGGCCGCCATCATCATTGTCGGCGGCTTATGGGGCGGCAAGCTCTTCTATGACTACATCCAGGAGCAGCGGATGCGGGCAGCCGTAAACGAAGCTGCTCTCTATATGCAGCAAGCCTTCAAGCAAGCCGAGCAAAGTACTCGACAGTCGCAGATTGAAATGCGGCAACGGGCAGCGGCGCAAGCCAGTTCGCGAACGCGGCAGCAGGCCCAACAGCAGGAAAATCGCGAAGCAGAGCTAGCGAGACTCCAGCAGGAAAGGCGCTACCAGACGGCGGAGTGCAAATTCTGGTGGGAGCAGCATAACGACAATCCCACCGAACGAACTGCAATCAAAAAATTAAAAGCCTGCGGAAATTAAAAAGGTGTTGCAGACGTAATGGATATTCAAATCAAGAAGTTTAAGAAGATTGACGAGGCATCCATTCATCTTAAGTCCCTGAACATATTTATTGGGGCAAATAACTCAGGGAAGAGTAGCTTTATTCAAGGGATTCAGTTCGCTATTTCTGGTTGCCAAACGCTAAGCTTGGCCGGCGGAACTTGGTCGAAGGGGCAGAAAACGCTATCTCTTGACTCTAGTGAATTTCTATATACACCTACTAAAAGCATTGAATATCTCTATCACGGCAAAAGGCTAACCGGTTCTAGGACAAAGAAAGATAGAGCTTGGATTGAGTTTATTTTTTCTGACGGCAACTCATCCACATTAAAAATATCTAAAGGAAAAAATGGTGGATTTAGTACTTTGCTTAGTGGTGGAAAGGCTTTAGGTGATGAGTTAAGCAATATTGCCAAGCCGTATTGTGTTTATGTCCCGGGAATTGCTGGGATTCCAACTCAAGAAAAATATGAAGTTTCAATCACTGTTAAGAAGTCAGCAACTCGCGGGGATAGCAATAACTACTTACGGAACATTCTTTACTCGATAAGTAAAGACGTGCAAAAGTGGAGGGCTTTCCATTCTTCTGTAAATAACATATATGAAGAGGTGAAAGTAATTGTAAGGTTTGATGAAAATAAGTCTGAATATATTCATGTGCATGTTGACTACGCCGGAATCGAACTCCCTCTGGACTCCGTAGGGACTGGGCTGCTCCAAGTCATACAGATATTTGCTTATATAGAATACTTCAGTCCGAAGATAATTCTGTTAGATGAGCCTGACTCCCATATTCATCCGACCAAACAGAAGAACCTAGCTCATGAGCTCGCCAAGCGGGCGAAAGCAAATGAGACTTTGAAGATCGTCTTTTCAACTCACTCTAGATACATTTTGGAAGCCTTGGAAGATCAAGCGAACGTAGTTCACTTCCAAGGCGGCAGGGTATTTGAAGATGTAAAGGAAAGTAAAATACTCATAGATATTGGCGCTGCCGATGCTGACTATTTGTTTTCTAAAAAGAAGCTAAGATACATAGTCGTCACAGAAGATAAAGTTGATAATATAAAAGAGAAAAAAGCATTCCTTAAAAAATTTATCCTCGCAAACGGCCTGAGCGAAGATGAGTTTGTTCTTCATTCTTATGAAGGGTGCGCGAAAGTTGATTTCGCAAAAATATTAAAGGGGTTTGTGCATAAACAAATTCCTACTGCAGAAGTAATTTTGCACGTTGATAGAGATGAAAAAATAGACTCTGATAGAGATATAATAAAGCTAATTGATGATTGTGAAAAAAAGAGCATCTCCTTATTTGTGACAAAGTATCAAGAGATAGAATCATATTTTTGCGATCCTCAGCATGTTTCAAATATATATGGAATTTCTGTTGAGGATGCGCGTGAGGTGCATGAGGCGCATATCAAAGAGCTTGAGGGTGAGACGAAAAGAAAGCTGCGTAACTTTATTCATAGGCATAGACGAGATCTAGCGCTTAATAAAGATGGGCAGATAGATGTAGCTATCGCTGACGGAATCGCAGACGATTGGTATGCCCAGTTTGGTTTGTATCTGACGCCTGGAAAGGAGTTGCTTGGGAAAACAAAGAAATTCATACAAGAAACTTTGAAGGCAGATCCAGATTTGTTGTTGGAGCCGTCTGAAGCGCTCAGAGATGAACGTTTCTTAAAACTGATCACTCCGGTCGAATAGTGTCGAAGAACTGTCGAAAATAAAGACCTTTAAAGACTTGAGATGGCCAAAACCAATTTCGAGGTGGGGCCGAGTAGCCAGTATTAACCAATGATGTTCCCTGACGAGCGATAATAAAACAGGATTTGAAGCCCGGCCGCACCACCGGGTGCGATTGCCTT